ACACACAAGACGACGATCTAATTGACAACTGTGCCGGTGCAGCCAGTCGACTAATTGACGGCTATGCGAACCGACAGTTCTGGGCTTACAGTTCGGCGACGACACGAGTGTTCACCGCAGGTGATTCTTTCGTATGCGAAATAGATGACATCGCAGGCACAGCATTAACACTTCAAAGTCAAACAAACGCAGACGGCAACTTCGATGTCACTTGGTCGCCATCCGATTATCAACTAGAACCAGTGAACGGAATCTTGGACGGATTGACTGTTCCGTACACACGGATCCGCGCAGTCGGCGATTACCTGTTCCCAACATTGAACACAAACTTCGGTCAAGAAGCATTGGTCAGACTGACCGCCATCTACGGTTGGCCATCTGTACCTGAACCGATCACGCAAGCGGTGATCATTCAGGCATCGAGAATCTTTAAGCGTTACGATTCACCGCTCGGCGTTGCCGGCTTCGGAGATTTGGGTGCGATACGAGTGACACGCGCACTCGACCCAGACGTCGCACAACTTGTCGAGCCATATCGCCGAATGCGGATGTTTGCATGAGCGCAACAGTCACCGAACTAAAGAACGGCATCAAGACTCGGCTTGAAACAATCACAAACCTTCGCGCCTACGCACAACAACCCGACCAAGTAAACCCATCGGTCGGCGGTATCGCATGGCCGACCTTGGAGTCGATCACCTATCACGGTGCAATGCGAGCAGGCTTGGTCACACATGTCTTCACGGTCAGTGTGATTGTGGGTCGTGCAGCCGAACGCACAGCACAAAACCTTATGGACACTTACCTGTCTTATGACGGTGGGATTCGTGCCGCCATCGAAGCCGACACAACCCTCGGCGGATACGCCAAAACATTGATCGTCGAAGAAGCATCCAACATCACAACCGTTGACGCGAACGACACAACCTATCTGACAGTCGATTTCCGTGTCGTGGTGTACGCTTAACCTATGGCGAAATATCAGGTGGTCGAAGGCTTCACGGTTCTAGACAAACAATATCCAGCCACTATTGATGGCAACGAAGTTGACCATCTAGACTCTCTACTGGCATCGGGTCGCATTGTTCTGGTGGCAGAAAAATCAACTTCTATCGCCGACAAGGCAGGAGATAAATAATCATGGCAAAGTTAGTTCTCACAAACTCAGTAGTCACACTCAACGGCACAGATATTTCCAGTGACGTGGCAGCAATTACGCTAAGCACTACAGCAGCAGAGGTACCAACAACAAACTTCGGCAGTGGTGGTGCAGTAACCCGCGTCGCAGGCTTGATCGACAACTCGGTGACACTTTCACTTCACAACGAATACTCATCAGTTGAAGGCTTGATCTATCCGCTTGTTGGCTCGACAGCCGTGACCATGGTTATCAAACCAGCCGGCACAGCCGCAGCAGGCACAGCTTCACCTCACTACACCTTCTCGGTTCTCGTAACCGAATGGTCGCCAGTGAACGGTGCTGTCGGTGAATTGAACACAGCCGATGTAACGTGGCCAATCAGCGGAACAATCACAAAAGCAACTGCATAATTCTTAACAAAACAATCAGGAGGTAAGAATGAAAATCAACCTAGAAGTCACGACGCTAGACAACGTCACCACAAAAGTGACCGCACAGTTCGCCGACTTCATCGCATTCGAAAGAGAGCAGAATCGTTCTGTTGCAAACTTTCAAACAGAACTGAAGTTGACCGATCTTGCTTGGTTGGCTTGGCATGCCGAGAAACGCACTAAAAAAACCGCATTGAACTTTGATCAATGGACTGAGACAGTTGACAGTGTGGAGGTTGGTGCCGAATCTTCGGCGATCAACCCTTTGGAGAAAACTCAGCCCACTGGCTGATCGCATATCTCGCCTGCGAGACTTCGATTGCGCCAAGTCTCCTTCTACAAGAATCACCTAGAATGCTGTACACGATGCTCGGCTATCTGCGCTGGAAGAGCATCAAATCTAACCCACCACAAAGGATCAAGTGATGGCATTCTCAGCATTCCCGAATGTTCCAGGTGATACAGGTGGAACTCTCGGTCGTGCCGGCACCGCAGCAATCGCAAACAATACAGTCATCGTCAAAGACCTATTTGAGACTCTCAACAAGTTTCAAAAAGCAAGCAAAGCATTCAATGGTGAAATGCGCAAAGTTGCTTACCAAATTGCAAGAGATCTAGAAGGTCAAGTTCGCATAGAAGCAGGCACAGTCAGTCGAGCAAGTCAAGCAATACAAGTCGCTAGAGGATTACGCGCAAAGAATGATCGCATCCCAACCATCGGACTTCGAAGTAAAGAACCGTTTATTTCAAAATCTCGTCCAAATAGTAAACGCAGAATCAAGGTAACTCGTGGTGATGTGTTCTTCGGTGCCGAGTTCGGTGGTGGTGCTAGACGGACGACCCTTCAATTCCTTCGCCATCGCGGTCAATCGGGCTACTTCTTCTGGCCGACCGTTCGTAAACGCAAGAACGAAATCGCCAAAGAATACCTAGAAGGTATAGATAAAGTCGTCAAACAACTAGGTATTTGATACTTGCATTCGGCTCAGGATTCGCTATCCTGAACCTAGGAGGTTCTGCACAATGTTTGAAGTCGTCGGTTTCCCGTCCGTCAAATCCGTCTACCCAAAGACCATTGCTACATCTTGGATGGACTTCGCAGCGATGCTCGGCAACCATCAAGAACATAAACAGAAGTTTGACGGAAGACTATATGCGCCAGTCACATACCGTGAACACACCACCCGTGGCAATCGCAACGTGTCACATGTCTGGGCGTTAGTTGCCGACCTTGACGGCGAAGCATTCGAGAATGCTGACCTCGGATCGTATATACATTTCGCTTACACAACCTGGTCACATCGTGACAACGATCCTCACTGGCATGTTGTTGTCCCGTTCGAGCAGGCTGTGCCAGTACAGAATTGGGAAGAAGTGTGGTATGAAACACATGAGCGTCTTCGTCTCAAAGGCGATCCAGCAACGAAGGACCCAGCTCGTATCTTCTATCTGCCACAACACGAGGCTGGTCAGCCATTCCGTACTCATCATTCAGGTTGGCGGTTTCTTGACCCGACCATCACAGATATCGCTGCGCCGACTCGCACGTTCTCAACACCGAGCATTCGCTCGACTCGTCAACCGCGTCGCGGTAATCCAATGCGATGTGTTCTTGACCCGAAGTGGTGGGATGCACCAGTCGATTTGTCACAGTATGACGGCATGACACAAGAAGAGATACATAGAGACATGCAACGTGAGTGGGCTGAGCTGCGTAAACGGATGGCTGCTAACTGAGTAGAATTGCTTCACCATGGCAGGTGAACGCACATTCCTCGTACGAATCTTAGGCAACGCCGACAGTGCCATCACGGCGTTCAAGAAACTCGGCAAAGAAGGTTCAGACGCGCTTGGACAAGTCTTTGATGTCGCCAAGAAAGGTGCATTAATTGCGACGGCTGCGGCAGGTGCTATCGCAGGTGCAGCATTCAGCGCAGTAAAGGCAGCCACAGAAGATCAAGAAAGTCAAAAGAAACTTGCCGACCAATTACGTCGAACGATGGAAGCCACCGATGAACAGATCGCATCCGTCGAAAAATATATATCCAAACAACAAATGCTTGTCGGTGTGGCCGACGATCAGCTTCGTCCAGCCCTAGCGAACCTCGCGAGAGCGACAGGTGACATCACTTTCGCTCAAACAAACCTCGGACTTGCACTCGACATAAGTGCTGCAACAGGGCAGGACTTGGAAGCAGTTTCTCTTGCCTTAGGTAAAGCCTTCGGAGGCAATGTTGGTGCGCTCACCAAATTAGGTATTCCGCTCGATGAGAATGTCAAGAAGTCAAAAGACTTAAGTTCAATAGTTGAAACTCTTAACACTCAATTTGGTGGTGCGGCGGCTGCCGCGGCAGATACTTTCGCTGGTCGTCTTGACATATTGAAATTGTCAATCGGTGAAGCATGGGAAGGTATCGGATATGCGTTGCTTCCTATCGCCGAAAAACTTGTTGCGTTTATTCAAAAGCATGTGGTGCCTGTCATCCAGGCATTCGCTGATGAACTTTCTGGTGGTGGCAGTCTTCGAGATGCGTTACTTGCCGCAACGGCTGAAGCTGGTGAGTTCGGACTAAGGGTTGTTGACATGGTTCAAGCCGTAGTTGAATCAGTCGGCCAGATAGCCAATGTCTTCATCGATCTAGTAAAGCCAATCATCTTCGCAGGTGGTGCAATCGTCTCAATGATCGCCTTCGTCCGAGGTGGCAAAGACGCATTCGACAATGTCGGTCTTGCAGTCAACAATTTTATCGCTGGTCTTGACGGTTTAAAAACCAATACCGCTGTGACTGGTGCAGCGTTTGACCGATTCCGAACCGATGTTCTTGGTGTCGCAGCCGCAGCAACAGTCACTCAGCAACAATTACGAGACTTAGACCAGGTGCAACGCGGTATCGCCGCTGGAGGTCCAGTTCAAAAGTTCATCGGCCCAATGATCGCAGGCTATGGTTCGCTTGCAGGTAAAACCAAGACGGCGAAAGAGATCCAAGACGAATACAACAAAACTTTGGCAGGACTTCAAAGTTCTGCCGGCGGTGCAAGCAAGACGATTGAGACAGCGAAACAAAAGTTTGAGAAATATACAGATGCGTTGAAGTCCTCGACATCTGCACAAAAGGCGTTCAACAATGCGCAAAAGGCTTCCGATAAAACTGCTCAAAGTTTGCGTGACGCCACGAATGATGTGAGGGCCAAGCAGAAAGCGTTGAATGACGCGGTCAATGGATACGGCGCGGATTCAGATCAGGCAAAAGCGGCTCAACGTGAGCTATCCAAGGCTCAACGCAATGTCGCTGAGGCTGGGTTCCGTATCGAGGAATCGGTATTTGCTGTTCGCGATGCTGAAAAGAAACTTGCTGATTTGCGTAAGGATCCAGAAGCGAACGCACAAGATATCCGTCAAGCCGAGATTGATCTTGAGCAAGCAAAATTGGCTGTCGCTGATGCAACCGATTCTCAGTTTGATGCCACAGAGAAACTAAAAGAAGCTCAACTTCTATTGAATGAGGCTGTTGATGGTGCGGCAGTAGGTTCTGAAACCTATAAGAAGTTCTTGATTGAACTTAATGATGCAAAGAAAAAAGAGATAGAAGCATCAGAACGAAACACTGAAGCCATTGAACGTGAAGAAGAGGCGTATAACAATCTTCGAGAAGCGATTGAGAAGGTTGCCGAAGCAGCAAAAAACACTGGTCGAACTGGTCTATCTATCCCAACTCTGCCGTCTGTGCCGACTCCGATGACGACCACGACCGCTACGCCGACTGGTAGCAACGGGAACCAGTACATCATCAATACTGGTATCGGCACGAATGGTGTTGAGGCTGGGCGTCAGATTGTTGAGGTGTTGCAGCAATATAGCCGGATCGCTGGTGGGAACTTTCTAGAGTTCGCGGTTGCGTAGTTATGCCTAAGACTTTGAAGTGGGGTCAAGAGTATTCGGTTCTGTTGGATGTTGGTGCGGTCGCTGACGCATTCACGCTCGACTCGTCAACTCTTGATGGTACGGATGTGTTGAATGGTTCAACTGATTTCGTGGATGCAACCGAATACATTCTCGCCGTGTCGGTTCAGCGTGGCCGTGGCGCACAAACAGAACAATTCCAACCAGGCACCTGCCGTATCTTGGCTGACGACCGCGCATCAGGCAGACTCTTCGACCCAGCGAACACCGCTTCAACTTGGTATGCAGGTGACTTCGATCTTGCACCGAGACGTGCGATCAAGGTTCTTGCCGGCACAGCCGAACTGTTCGTCGGAGCAATTACCGACCTTGACATCACCTATGAGATGCCGAACCTGTCGTTTGCATCAATCATCGCAGCCGACGGTCTATACGAGTTAAGCCGCACCAGCCTCACCGCATTCACACCATCATCACAACTAACTTCGGCGCGAGTCACAGCGATCTTGGATCGAGCCGAAGTCGCCTACTCAACTGCGTTGCGTGACATCGCCACAGGTGTCGCAATATGCGGAACCGTCGCCTATGCAGACAATACAAATACGTTGACGGCGTTGCAGGCTGTCGCAGTCGCCGAAGATGGTCGACTGTTTGCGAACCGCAAGAACCAGATTGTGTTTGATCCGAGAATAGATTTCACGTTCTCTACCGCTATCGCATCGTTCGGTGGTACAGCGACAAACGAGATACCGATTCTGTCTATCGGTGTCGCATACGGTCAAGAAACTTTGTTCAACCGTGTGCAAGTGGATGTTGATGGTGGCACCGCAGCACAAGTCGCAGCCGACTCGACAAGCCAAGGCAAGTATGGTGTGCAAACTTTGTCGTTCTCGAATGTGCCGTTGAATGATTTGGCGGCTGGGTCGGCGTTGGCACAGAACCTTCTTGACAAATACAAAGAACCAATCATCCGATTCAACGAGATATCAACCAGCCTGAATGCTTGCGGTTCGGCACTCTGGCCAACCGTGTTGGCACTCGATGTCGGCGACATCATCAATGTCACCAAAACCTACACGACTGGCTTACCGCTAACCCGCACCGACTCGGTGTTCATTGAATCCGTAAACCACGACATCACCACCTCCGACCATCGGATAAGATTCGGGCTAGGACAAGCACAACTCTTGACCGCATTCATACTGGATCAGTCTCAACTTGACGATGTCGATGTTGGGCTAGGATAGGAGCAATATGGCACTACAAAGTTTCTCTAGTGGGCAGACGCTCACAGCACAGCAGATGAACGATCTGCAAAAAAACGACTACAACCAAACAGTGTCAGCGAAGACAGCTCCGTACACACTTGTTGCAGGCGACCTCGGCACACATGTACAGATGACAGCTTCGACTGCGACTACCATCTCTGTGCCTGCCGCAACATTCGCTGCGGGTGACTCACTATTCATTTCTTCACTCGGTGCCGGTGCTTGCACAATTCAAGCAGCGTCAACCGCAATCACAGTTACTGGAACAAACCTTGTGCTGGCACAATATGGAGGTGGGACTCTGCGATTCCAGAGTGCCAGTGCTGCAACTTTTTTTAGCGGTGGTGCGGCGGCGACAACTTTTGCAGTAGATTTTTTGGTGTTGGCTGGTGGCGGTTCAGGTGGCGGTAAAAATGCTGGTAACTCTGGTGGTGGCGGTGGTGGCGGTATGTTGTCAAGCGTCACAAACTCGGGTGGCGGTACGGCTGCGTTTAACCCTGTGCAATTGGCAAAGAGTGTTAATTACGCGGTGGTTGTTGGCGCAGGTGGGGCGACAGTTTCAACCGATGCAATTGGTAATCAAGGGTCTGCATCTAGTTTAGTTGTAGTTCCTAATTTGTTAACATTGACCGCAACTGGCGGCGGTGGCGGCGGAAAATTTAATGCTATTGCAGGTACAAGCGGCGGTAGCGGTGGTGGTGTCGGACAAAATGGAGTAACTGGTTCAGCGGGTACAACGGCGCAAGGATTTAAAGGCGGCGATGGCACAGGCTCAAACATTTCAGGTTCAGGTGGTGGCGGTACAGGTGCAGTCGGCGCAAACACGTCAGGCAACAATCCAGGCGCAGGTGGTAACGGTACAGCGTCAAGCATTACGGGTGCGTCTGTGACTTATGGTGGTGGCGGTGGCGGTTCGTGTCACTCTTCAGGAACTGTTAATGCTTCTGGTGGCACAGGTGGCGGCGGTGCAGGCAAAACCGCAGCAGGCGTCGCAGCAGTTGCAGGCACAGCAAACACAGGCGGCGGTGGTGGTGGCGGTGGCGAGTCAGTTAGTAACGGCGCAGCAGGCGGGTCGGGCGTCGTAATTTTAAGTTTTGCAACATCTGCAGGCACAATAACTATTGGCGCAGGTTTGACAGGATCGACAACAACTAGCGGCGCAAACACAATCGCAACAATAACCGCAGGTTCAGGAAACGTGAGTTGGGCATAATGGCACATTACGCATTTATAGATAGCAACAACATCGTTGTCAAAGTTTTGACGGGAGTTGATGAAACGGTTACACAATTAGACGCAGACGGAACAGAAGTTGGCGGTTCGACAGAAGCGTGGGAACAGTTTTACGAAAACCAACCGTGGCATTTAGGTTTGACTTGTAAACGCACTTCATACAACGCAACCAACAGTTATCGCAAACAATTTGCTGGGATTGGCTACACCTTTGACGCTGAAGCTGATGTGTTCGTTGCACCACAGCCGTATCCTTCGTGGACTCTTGACGCAAATCACGACTGGCAACCGCCGACACCAATGCCTTCGACTGGCGGACCATACGAGTGGAGTGAAGAAGATCTTGAGTGGGTCGCCATCTAACTAGGTGGCTGATCCCACTACCAGCGATAGTTCTTGCGTTCTGGCCGACCACGGTTCGAGCCGAAGCACAGCCAGGGTTGAACACGACCTACTACACGATTGACGAGATTCCGCCGCTTCAGTCGACATCCGAATATGTTGTTTGCGGTTCGGAGATAGAGAACAACATCAACCGCAACTACGACGGTGAACTATACGAGGACTGCACCTATGACTTGTTCATGGTTCACATGACTGGTTACATCACGATTCCTGAACATCAAACCATCGAGTTCATGATCGCGTCCGATGATGGTGGCGAGATAACTATCGGCGGCAACACGTTCGGTGTTTGGCAGGATCAGGGTTGCACTTGGACTATGTCAGGACCGCTACAACTGAACGCCGAAAGTGTGCCACTTGAATTGTGGATGTACGAGAACGGCGGAGCAGCCTGCCTAATGCTTGCATGGAAAATAGATGACGGCGACTGGACAATTGTGCCAGACGAGGCGTACACAACTCAGGCTGCCGTCACCTCGACAACAATGCCATCAACCACATCAAGTACACCAACCACATCAACGACAGTTGAAGAAACCACGACCACGACCTCAACTTCTTCCTCCACAACTTCGACATCTACAACAATCCTTCCCAGCACCACGACCACAACTCAGTTAGACACAACCACATCAACGACAAATACCACGACACCGCCGACCACAACAACTGCACCAGCTCCGTCAACAACGCAAGCACCATATACTCCTCCTCAAACTACGACGACTAGCGAACCAGTCGTCGAATCAGTTCCTGATACCACCACCACAACTTCCTTGCCTGAACCCGAACCCACAACATCCACCACGATTCTCGAAACATCTACAACCGATCCTTCCTTACCTCTTCCCAATACAACTGATCTGACTTCTTCTGTTCCGCCTCTAACTCTGCCCGACGAAACAAGTGTGCCAACATCAGAGCCGACGCAAGAAACAGATATCCCACAAACGACAACACCAACAACAGAGATCTCATCAACCACCACGCTACTTGACATCAAGCCTGAACAACCGATCACCGACGAGAAGGTCGCCGAGGTGTTGGACGAGTTGAAGGATGCGTCACCGGCACAAGTGGTCGCAGCCATCGAGCAGATCTTGACAACCGCTATCACTTCGGACCAGGCGGTCAGCATCGCTTCAAGTCCTGACGTGTTGGCGGCAATCACCCAGGACCAAGCCGAACAGATATTTGAAGAACTTGTCGTCGAGCAAATCACAGTCGAGCAAGCCGACGAACTTGTCGCAGCCTTAAACGAAGCACCAACGAAAGTCAAGAAAGCGTTCCAAGAAACAATCAACGTGTTCGCAGGCGTCTTCGATTCGTTTCAGATGGTCGGGCAGACCATACCTGTTGGTGAGCGTAGAACGCTGGTCGCTGTATCCAATACACTTGTTGCGGTAGGAGCGAGCCTGCGCAGAAGAGAAAATTAGAATGTTTGCCAAATTACGCAAAGAGATATTCGCCTTAGGGTTTACCCTCGGCGCGTCCGCGATCACCATCATGACCCTGTCTGGAAGCCTGCAAACATGGGCATTGATATTCACGTTCATGTCCCTCGCACTACACTTGGCAGGAGTATTAACCGACAAAGGAGAAGAAAATGGAACAGAGCATGAACATTAAACAGAACGCAACAGTCGCCAAGTTTCTTGACCTCGGACAAAGACTCATCTCACTGTTCCTCGCCAACGCACTACCAGCAATCACCACAGGTGCCGTCATCGGCATTTCGGTTGGTAAGGCTGCGATCATGGCTGGTGCGATGGCTGTCATCAAAGTTGTGTCCGCACTCGCCGAAGCATCCGTCGATGGTGAACTGTCGTCCGAAGAAATCAAAGAAGCATTCTCAGGCGCGAAGAAGAAGAAATGAACGCAAAGAACTGGCCGATAGTTAAGGTCACTTTGCCGGCGGATCTCAAAGGCGTGAAGCCTGGCGAGGTACCTGCGCATCTGTTGCGTGATGTTCAACCTGAAGGCAAACTTCATTGGCGGGCAGCCGACGCATATCATGCGATGCGCGACAAAGCATTCGCCGACGGAATCAAACCATTCAAACCAACCTCGGCAGGCGACACCTACCGATCACTCGCGATGCAAACCACAGTGTTCCTTCAGCGATACCAAAAGCAACCGATCGCTGGTGCGCAAACCCGCACTTGGGAAGGTGTGAAGTGGTACAAGAAGTCACCGACATTGGCTTCACTCGCTGCACCTGGCTCGTCCATGCACAATTTGGGCGTGGCGGTTGACATCTGGTCAGCGTCTGGTAAACGCTTCGAATGGATGCTCGCCAACGCACTCGACTTCGGGTTCTCATGGGAAGTCGTACCAGAAGAACCATGGCATCTTCGATACACCGCAGGCGATAACGTGCCACCAGCCGTACAAGCATGGCTTGACCGCAAGAAGGCTGTGTGACATGGATGCCGGACTTGCAGCCGTCTTCGCCGCAGTAGTCGCAGCACTCGGCGGAATCATCGTCGCCATCATCCAAATGAAAAACCTCGCCACAGAGAACCGAAACGATCACGCCATCGTTCAAAAGCGACTAGACAATCTGATCGACATGGTCGCGAAACAAGGCGCAAAACTTACCAGTCATCTCGACTGGCATGTAACCAAGGAGCCGAGCGGAAGTCTTACAAAGACGAAGCAGGTTGCGACACGCAAGAAGAAGTGACCGCAGTACTCGTCACCTGGCATGATGCGCACAGCGGATCCGAATCATGGGTCAACATCAAAGACCTAGACCTTGACCCAGCAGTCGTCCAAACAGTCGGCTTCCTGCTCGCTGGCGGTAAACCTGACCACGTCACCATCTACCAGTCACGAAACGAAGACAACATTGACCACGTTCTGCACATACCTGTGAAGATGGTTGTCGGCATCAAAGTATTGATGGATCTAGAAATTAATTCTCAAGACCGCTAAAACTAGCGAAAATCGGGTGCCATCGGCTAAGGTTGAAAGGTGCGCTCCCCAAGTAGGGTTGATGTAGCACCGCAACTCAGTCACCTCCTTCTGAGTTGCGTCATGACCTGCACATATCGAAAGGACCACGATGCGCATACTCTCCGCAATCATGGCAACACTCGCCACACTAACCATGAGCCTCGGCATAGCACAGGCAGCCTCCGCACCAGCCCGCACCAGCGACGCTATAAACGCATTACAGCCACTCTGGCAACCACCAGTCGCTGACAGGCTCGACCCAATCCAACCCATCAGATTCCGCCACGGAGACGTGTCCTGGCTACCGTCGCTCGCCAAGCAGGCAGGTTGGCCCGATCACACCATCGGCAAACTGACGGAGCTGGTCTTACGCGAATCAGGCGGATGCCCAAACAGACGTGGCGGAGACATGGTCGACAAAGACTGCAACATTACAGGCGTGTCCGAATGGAATCACAGGTCCGACACAGGCTTGTTGCAGATTAACGGACTGAACTATGACACGTCTCGGAACAAGTGGGCTGCGGTCTGCCGACAGATGAACATCTGCACCCAAGAACCACTACTTGACCCACTCACCAACTTGAAGGCTGGGCTGGTGCTGTACCGGATCTCAGGCTTCGAGCCGTGGAATCCTTGTAATTGGCGGGTTTGCAAAGCATCCACCACATCTGTGCCGTAATGTCCTATAACTGATACAGGCGAGTTACTAAACCAAGGAGGAAAAATGAAACCGCAAGAGAAAATTATGTTCACACTGGCGTTCATAATCGTGGGATGGATGATGTTGTTATTCATGCCAAGGTTGCCGCAAGAAAGTCCGGCGAACGGCGTAGAGATATTCATCTACGCAGTCGTGAACTTCTATGCAATGTTCCATGTTCGTCGCTGGACTAAAGAAATCAAATAATGGCCGACTACGGAATCGTTGACGTTTGGTCGGAGTCGAAGAATGTATTCGAATTGCTTCGACCAGAATGGCAACAGTATGGAACTTGTCGTGGCGAAGGCACCGATATCTTCTTCCATGAAAGATATTTGCATGCGGTGCGTGAAGCGAAGAAACTTTGCGACATCTGCGTGGTGCGCCAATCTTGTCTAGACTTTGCGATAGCGAACGATTGTGTCGGCGTGTGGGGCGGACTGACAACAGTTGAACGAAGGAACGAAACCCGACGACGAAGGAGAGCAGGAACTCATGTCAAATCCACAACGAAGAAAAGGTACGCGCGCCGAATTGATGGTGGCGAAGTTCTTCCAAGACCACGGACATCCAAGAGCTGAACGATCCAGATCAGGATGGACAGATGACCGCGGCGACATAGACGGCGTTGAAGATCTAACCGTAGAAGTCAAAGACCAACGCCGACACGACATCGGATGCTGGTTGAAAGAACTAGAAGTTGAGCAGAAGAACCGTGGCACGAATCACGGTGTTTGTGCCGTGAAGAAACAAGGCGCAGTCGAAGTGGACACTTGGTATGCGATCATGACGATGACCGAGTTTCTTAAACTTTGGAACGCCTACAAAAACATTCCCGATGGTCCCGCTTCCACGAACACCGAACCGATATAGTTGACACCAACATAGATTCCCAAGAAAACAAGGAGCCTGCACATGCTTGAAGAAACACGACAAGAAGCACCGAAAGATCGGTGGGGTCGATATCTCGTCACAACACCAGACGGCAAACAACGCGGCTACACCCGTGTCACAACAATCGCCAAAGCACCAGACGACGAAGCCGCACTTAAATCATGGGCGAACCGAATGGTCATCACAGGACTCATACAACGCTCCGACCTACTTGCGCAAGCATCCACAAAACTCGACGACAAGAACGCTCTCAACAAAATTGCTGAAGAAGCAATCACCGCAGGTGGCGGTTCACATCGCGCCAACCTCGGCACAGCACTTCACTCACTAACCGAACTAATTGACTTAGGCAAGAAACCAGCAATCCTTCCAGGCTTACAAGCAGACCTTGATGCCTATGTTTCAACTTTGCAAAAGTACGGTGTTCACATCATGCCGAACTACATCGAGTCGGTAGTGATTAACGACGACTCAGAGTATGCCGGTACATTGGACCGCATCGTAGAAGTCAATGGTCAAATGTATATCGCCGACTTGAAAACTGGCACCGATCTCACCTACTCGTGGCGGGCAATCGCAATTCAGTTGGCTGCATATGCCGACGCTCAACACATCTACAACTATCAGACCGCGGAACGCACAAGCCTGCCAATGATTGAAAAGGACCGAGCAATCGTCTTTCATCTACCAGCAGGCGAAGGACGCTGCGACCTCTATTGGGTTGACCTTGAAGCAGGTCGTGAAGGATTGAAACTTGCGCTCGATGTCCGCGCATGGCGTAAACGTAACGACCTACACGAACGATTTGAATCAGCCAAGATCATTCAACTAGAACCGAGCCTTGACAAACGCCGTGATTGGATGACAGCACGAATCAAACACCTACCAGACAAGGCACAGAAGATGTTGCGGTCACTCTGGCCTGTTGATGTGCCGAAACTCGGTGAAGCCGACAACGAACAGATAGACCTACTCATCAAGATCGTCGGGCTACTCGAAGCCGAGAACGATGTCCAATTCTTTGAAACTGACCCAGCGTTGAAACTGACACGCAAGAAGGCAAAGAAATGACCGACACATTCGAAGGCCGAACATATAACACAGGCGTAGACCGAACGTGCGTACTCCAACTCCAAACAGACTTCGACTCTCTCCGTCCACATCAGCGGGCAATGCTGAAAAAGATCGCGACCGAATGCAACGAATACGGTCACTCGATCTCACTAGATCAACTCAAATCGCATCGCAGATACCAGATAGGACGAGGTCTAGTTGACCTCATCATGTCCGACAACTGCGACGAACTCCTGATCACGAGTCTCTGCCACTCGATTCAGGGTGTGTTATTCAAAACGGCAGGCGGTGCCATCGGGCATCTCGACGCAACATGCGCAGAACAGTTCGCTGTTATCTGTCGTGCGATTCGTTGGGATGAACAAGACATCGTGTGGAACATATCAACGGATTCCTTTGGATTCCCAAGCAAAGAAAAGGTAGGTAAGTAATGTCAGATGAACAAGATCTCCTCGCAGGAGGCGGACCCAAACTGCCAAGTTTGAAGTTCGAGAAGATTGGCGATGTCCACACGGGCGTTGTCACTGATGTCAAGAAACTGGAAGACCGAGATCCGGCAGGTGTCGCCAAGACATGGCCGAACGGTGATCCACGCTTCGTGTATGTCATCACATTGAAGACAGAGAAAGAAGGCGACGCGAACTTGTGGGCGCGTGGTGCGATGATCACCGCGATCCGCGAGGCAGCGAAGCAAGCCTCGGTCACTGAGCTGGTCGGCAACAAGATTGCTGTCAAGTATTCGGCAGACGGAGAGAAGAAGGCAGGCTTCAACGCACCGAAACTGTTCGCAGCCAAGGTTGAGAAAGTCGCAACAGACGACCGCTGGTAAGTAATGCAAAAGACTTGAGCCTTACTTTGCGTCACTAGGGAGACGCAGAGTAAGGTTCTTGTTCCAACCAGCGGAGGTCAAGATGACTAAGAAAGATATACAGGACGCGATTGCGTTCCTAGAGAAACAATATGTCGGTGTTGGAGATCAAGACCGACTATTCGAAGTGATAGCAGCACTCAAACAAGAACTAGACAGAAGGAGCAAAAGATGACCGGCGATACATACGCAATGAGCCAAGAGATAATCGAACTACAAACCAGAGTCGCAGAACTATCAGTCGCACTTGAGCGTGTCACCGAACAGCGTGACAACGCAGTTGACGCGGCAGAGTCGCTACACACAGAACTTGAAGCGTGTCGTGACCGAATCAAATCACTCGGCGGACAACTAGACCGACTACGCATACACCTCCAGCAAGGCATCGAACTGTGATCAGCATCGGACTTGACACATACATTGTCTGTCAACTATGCGACGGCGAAGTCAGACTCGACACACGACGCATCGTAGGATGCTTGTGCGACCCAGACGCACCGACTTGGGTAGGCATCGAACCGAACGGCCGAGTCCTCGCATTCAGCCAATCCAAATACGAGATAGTCAAAGAAAACAAATGACTGTGTTCTACTTAGGCACTCATGTGCCGAACTGGTTATGGAGAACAGATGTGCGTCATCCTCTGTTTATATCTAACAGGACTCTTGGTCGATATAAAAAATTAAAGAAAGCCAATGTTCGATGGTGTCTTGACTCAGGCGGATTCACTGAACTCGGAATGTTCGGCACATGGCTAACCACGCCGTATCAATACGCTCAAAATGTTTCTCGATATTGGGATGAAGTCGGATCAATGGATTGGGCATCACCGCAAGACTGGATGTGCGAACCACAAATGCTCAAAAAAACTGGTAAGACCGTCCAAGAACATCAACATTTAACTTGCCACAATTTTGTTCTATTACGACAACTAGCACCAGATATGCCAATCATTCCAGTCCTTCAAGGATGGATGCCAGACGATTATTTACAACACGCAAAGATGTATGCCGAATATGGCGTCGGACTTAACGAAGAACCAACGGTTGGTGTTGGATCAGTATGTCGAAGAGCAAAGGTTGATGGCATGAAACAAGTTTTTGATGATTTAAGCAATGATGGTTTGCGACTTCACGGTTTTGGTCTTAAACAAGACGGAATCAAACTGTTTGGCGACAGTCTTCAATCATCAGATTCGATGGCGTGGTCATTTGGCGCAAGAATGGCTGGTCGTAAAGGCGTCTATTCATGTGGCATCAAACATGAGACAACCAAGAATTGTGCAAACTGTATTGATTGGGCGCAGATGTGGGCAGACAAAGTATCAACAATAAGAGCAACACAATGAAAACTGAATCAGTCGGAGCAGACATACTCCTCGAAGCACACCAACTCGTCACAGGACCACGCAACGACACCTACGGCAATGTCGTAGACGACTACAGCAAAGTCATCCACATCTTTGAAGGTTTGACCGGCATCCGACTCAGCCTCGCCGACGCACTCCTCTTCATGGTCTCAGTCAAGATGGCACGACTCCGAACCAACCTCGACAAGAACCGACTCCACCACGACTCGCTCGCTGACGCACTCGGCTACCTCGGCTTACTCAACCAGGCATACAACGATCTGCCGTTCCCTCGCACCGTGGCAGAACGATGAAAGCGAAACTGTGCGCCTGTCTTCCTACCAGAGTGCTACCAGCGAAACCTGTCTGCGGAGAGAAACTAGACGATGACGATGAATGAAGACGAAGATCCGCTCGATGACCGCATCAAATACTTCATCGAATCACAGGTAGACGCCGACAATGTATGCACCGCGTATGTGCTGGTTGCGACGATCCAAAACTATGTGACAACCGAACAAAAATTCTTTACGATATGCCCGCCTGAGCAAGTGACATCAACTACTGTTGGGTTGCTCGAATCAGCCTCGGCTGCCGAGAAGTTGAGGATAGCAAGACAGTTATTAGAAAACGATTGACCATAGAAGGTCTGCACATGAATAACAAAGAAAAACAACTACTCATCCAAATGCAAAACGAATTGCAGAAGGAACGACAATGCTGCGACATGCTCGCAGACGCGCTAATCCAAGGCGGACTGGATCGGTCATTCGAAGCGTTGACATTCCACGAACTGTTACGCAACGGCATCAAATACCCTGAATTAAGAACCCGACGCAATCACCCAAGCGTGAAACAAAACGGTAAATATGACAAGCAATGAGCAACACTTCAAACGGGACGCATGGCTGTCAGGCAGACATCGCACCTGGGGCTACAACGCACCAGCAATGGATATCGACTTTCTTTTAGTTGAATACGACAAGTGTGTACCGAAAGCAATCATTGACTACAAGCATGAACACGCCACACTTGATCTCACCAATGTCGGTGCGCGCACACTCTGCAACCTCGGCAACATGGCAAGCATCCCAGCGTTCATCGTGCAGTACGGTCACTCAAATCAGGACGGCTGGTGGGGCGAAGTCGCCGAAGACTCAATCCCATGGTTTGTGATCTGGCCGCTCAACGAACACGCCAAAACATTCATGGAGAACAAAGTTGAGAAAGTTGACGAAATCGGATTCGTCGAGTTCCTCTACCAGTTGCGTGACCGCAACACACCAGCCGACATACTCGCCACCATCACCAAACAGTAATTACACAAAACCCAAGGAGGGTTATGAGCGTTCTACAAACTGCACTCGCGTACGCCAAACAAGACATCCGTGTCATCCCAATCAAACAAGGCGAGAAGCGACCGCCGATGCAAGGCTGGCAGAACGCCGCCACATCCGACCCAATCACGATCCGCACATGGTTCGAAGGACAGTTCAAAGACTGCGGACTGGGCATCGCGACAGGCGAGTTCCGCAACCGCTACCTAGTTGTCATCGACATAGACGACCGACCAGAGTTCAGCGGATCAGACACACTCAAAGACCTAGAACAACTACACGGCGAACTACCTAACACAGTCGAAGTCATCACAGGTTCAGGCGGACGACACATCTACTTCCTCACCGACCAACCGATACGCAACGAAGCATCAGGCAAACTCGGACAAGGCATCGATGTCCGTGGTATCGGTGGACAAGTCCTCGCACCACCAACAGTTCATCCGAATGGCAGAACCTATGAATGGGTTGAAGGCAAATCAATCGCGAACACACCACCAGCCGACATGCCGTTATGGATGGTGCTGATACTCACCGAGAAACAAACCGATGACATACCGATGACATACGAGTCAACTACAAACATACTCACCGAAGAAGGACCAGCATCCCGCTACTGCGCCGCGACCACATGGCCAGAACTATTACGCCAAGACGGATGGACACAAGCACACACCGACCGCTCAGGCGAAACACACTGGGTCAGACCAGGTAAAGACATCCGAGAAGGCACCAGCGCGACCACAGGATGGCAAGGCAAAGACATACTCAAAGTATTCACCACAAGCATCACAGGACTCCCAGCGGGCGCATACACACGGTTCGGCTACACCGCAGCGATGCACCACAACGGCGACCGATCAGCATTCGCCAAGAAACTATTACAAGAAGGCAACGCACTCATACCAGTCGAGCAACCAACCAAAACCGACAACATCCTCATCAACTGGCAAGAGTTCTGGACACAATCATTCCCAGAAGAAGACTGGCTCATCAAACCCTTAATCCCACGCAACCAGCTCGTAGTCATCTTCGCACCAGGCGGAACAGGCAAATCACTACTCGCGCTCTACATCGCAGCAGGACTCGCCACCGGACGAAACATCTTCGGCATAGAACACCAACCAATCAGCGTCCTCTACATGGACTACGAAATGCAACAAGCCCAACTCTACGAACGACTCACCGCAATGGGCTACAACAAAGACACCGACCTCACACGCCTCCACTACGCCTCACTCCCACCCATCGCATCACTCGACACACCAGAAGGCGCCAAAGAAGTCTGCGACCTAGCACGAGCCTGCCAAGCCGAACTCGTCATCATCGACACCTTCAGCCGAGCAGTAGAAGGAGCAGAGAACGACGCCGACACAGTCCGCAACTTCTACCGCTGGACAGCACTCAAACTCAAAACAGAAGGCAGATCACTACTCCGCATCGACCACGCAGGCAAAGACCTAAAGAAAGGCGCACGAGGCACCAGCGCCAAGAACGACGATGTCGACCTGGTCTGGCAGATGACGCGCGCCGGCGACGAAGTCCGACTCGTACCAACCAAGAAACGCCACACATGGATCAACCCAGTAGACCTACAAGTACGCAAGACCGAAGAGATGTTCATCCAAAACATCAAAGGCGGCCCACGCCTTGACAAAGCGATAGAGATAATCAACCGAGAGAAGATCAATGTCCATGTCGGACAGAAGATATTTTGGAAACAATTCGAACCACACGCAGGAGTCGGAGAAGGCCGAGTCAGCCAACAAATGGCATGGCTCGCCCAGCAACAACTCAAAGAACAAACAGGTCTAATTGACTACACGCAAGAAGAGTTCTAAACACATGCTTGCTTGTTGCTTGTTGATGCTTACAAGCAAGCACAGGTTGCGTGCAAAAACCCAGCAAACCCTTACACACTATGAGAGCATGACAACAAGCAACGCACACGCAACACACCGTCGAGTCGCTTGCTTGTGTTGGCGCGCTATCGTAGATAGCGCCAACAAGCAGACCACACCATGAGCATCTCAAGACCATGTCTGAACTGTCGCAATCTCACCACCAACCCACGCCGATGTCTCGACTGCCAGACCACCTACAACCGACTCCATCCCAAACCCAAGCGACCTCACTACTCAGGCAACTACCAAGCACGAGCCAAGGCTGTGCGCGACTCTGCTCAGTATTGTTGGATCTGCATGGAAGGCGCACGGCTCGACGATCCGTGGACTGCTGACCACATCATCCCAGGCGACCCAGACTCTCCGCTCCTGCCTGCTCATCGCAGTTGCAATTCGAGTCGAGGCGACGGCACAAACAATTCGCAAAACAAAAATCAAAATTAAAAATCGAAAACAAAATAGACGGGATACACAGATGGAGGACGGGTCAAAAAATTTTTTAGTTGAACGATTTATGAC